GCTCGCGGCTGGCGGCAGGCCCAGCCCATTGTTCGTAAAGCCCGGCAAAGCTCCGCTAACGTCCACTGCCGCTCGCTGCGTTACCCCACGGCCGGCTTGGCCCAACTGGTCCACACTGGCTCCCACTAGGCCCGACGCCCCTGTTGTGCGATTTGAACTGGATGCAGAAAGCCGAACACTTTGCGGCACCGTTCCATTTGTGCGCGTGCCAGATCCGCCCCGCGCCATCAAAACCGCACGTCCCCGCGCGGCAAAACGAGCCCCTTCGTGCGCATGATTGTCGGCGGACCCTTCCGCATTAGCAAACGTCGGCGCCCGCACAGCATCGCCCACAACTCGCTTCACCCGTCCATGTGGCGCCGCGTGCCGCCCCACCGCGCCACTTCGCACCGCACGCAACATCGCCAGCGCCCGCCGTACCGCGCTAAGCTGCCGTGCCAATCCGCCTCCTAGCGCCAACCGCACACCCAAACCCGCACCCGCAAGCACCGCGGCGCCGCCACCCCGTATCACGCGATGTTCCATTGGTGCGCCTGCCAATCATATTCCAAACCATCGAACCGGCCGATAACCACCACCCACGCCAGCCGCTCAGCCGCAGGCAACGAAAACGCCACATCGAACGGCACCCCATTCCGGACCAGATACAAACTGTCCACCAGATCAGGGTGCCGGCTCAGTTTCCCGCGTCGGTCATCTCCTCGTGTCCCGCATCGGCATCCAGCGCATCCGCAATCGCTGCAATCCCGCCATCGCCAAGCCGGTGCACCAGCCCTTCCAACTGCGCCTCATTACCTGGCGCTGGCACCGGCACACCATCGATCGCCGTCACCGAGAACGCGAGCATCGCCATCCCCAAATACGGCGGATTTTCCGCAAGCGCAGCGCCAATGGCCTTGAATAGCCGCAGTCGATCCACTGCCCCCAGCCGCCGCAACGAAATCAACCGTCCCGCATCATCTCGCGCGGAAAGGTCTGCCGCCGCCGCGGCGATAATTTGCGCACTTGGCAAATCCATTACACGCGCGCCCGCTGGGTTGCGAAGAATTCAAGCTTTTGCTTCACGGGCGCATCCCCGCGCCACGTGCCCGCGTTGGCTAGCTTGAACACTACGCCGGAATACTGATATGTGGATACTGAACCGTCCACTTCCGCCACGTATTGATAAACCGTTCCCGCCGGCAAGCTACCACCGTTGAAAAACGCGAATTCTGCCACAGAAAAGAAATCGTCCACAGCACTTGTACCGCGTTCAACTTCAAAGCTCCCCTCCCACCCCTTTGGCAGCTCGGCGCCCATCGGCACACCATCCAGCCGATCCAGTCGAATGGATTGCGTCACCTGGCGGCTTTCGAACCCCGTTACATAGGTCAAATCCACGCGGCCAAAAGGGCCCATAACGACCAGCTGGCAATCCCGGCCGATCGAGAACGAATTTACTGGCATTTTGGTTTCCTTCGTGCGGCAATCATGCTTGGCAAAAATACAAAAAAAGGAAAGATCTTCCTCTAAAAAAAAAGCAAAGAACTCTGTTCACTCAGAGCGCATCGATCCATCGCACGCTCTGAAGGTTAAAGTTTTTGCGGTTATTTCTTTTTTGAAATCACCCTTTTCAATTTCCGCCAGGCAATATTTGGCTCTGCACACTGACAGTCTGCCCGCCTTCTACATTGACGATAAACTTTTCATTAATGCCCTGATACTGCACCTGCGCGTCGCTTTGCACATACCCCAGGCTGGTCCGGCTCAACGGATTATTGCTCGCATCGCAAATCACCGAAAACGGCAGTTGCCCGGTCGTGCTGCCTAATATGCCCTGGCTCAATAGTCCCTGCAGAAAGCTCAACTGCGTAGAGCGAATCCGCTGGAACAAGGTCGCGTTGATCACCTGACCCACGAACAGCCCCATGCCGGCCGCCAGCGTCGCGGCAATGAAATTGGTCATGCGAGAATAATTATCACCCCAGGTCGCAGGATTGCTGGACGTATTATGTCCACACCGAACGCCCCAATACGCCCCGCCTGGCTGCGGATTTGAAATGACGTCGATGCCGCTCTGGAACAGCGTTTGCAGGTCCGTCTCCGCATAGGTCGCCGCTTGTCCGGTGCCGGGAAACCCCGACTTCTGCGTACCAATCACGCTGTAAAGCGGCTTATTCAGGCTGGATTGTTCCGGAGAAAGATTGCCCAGCCGCCCAGCTACAAAACCTTGGGGCGAAACCAGCCTAGTCACATTGTTCGTCTGGTCCGCCCAGTATATCCAGTCACCGAACATCATTTTCGCCGAGGACGAATTGAGTCCCGCGCCTTGCATCACGGTTACCGCATCGGAGATCGTATCGCCGGCGGGCCCCACCAGGATCATATACACGCCTTCCGACGCACCGAATCCGGCCTGTGTCACCCACTGCGTCGAGTCATCAGCATCGGCCAGCACGCCAATGCTGCAGCCCTGCCCGCGCAACGCATACATGCCGCTCCGGGGCAGCACATCTTGCCCCACCAGCGTCGCTGCCGTCACCGCGGCCGCGCCATCACTGCCGCCCGCCAGAGGCTGCGCGGTAAACCCAAGCGGGGTCGTTGTCGGCGCAGTGCCCAGACTCGCAACAACCAATTGCGACCGGCCAGACAATGGCCCGGTTCCATTATTGACCGCGGCCACCAGAGCCTGCCAGAACACACCGGGCGGCCGCGCCGGAATATTGTCGAAAACCTCAGTCACCGTCCCCGGCATCGCAAGCGTCAGTCGCCAAGTAAACGCCTGGCTACCCGGCGTCAGCGTCGCAGCAATGGAGTTTCCCAAAGACCCGCTATACAGCGCCGTCAACCGCACCGCGTAAGCCCCGTTAGCCGCGCCAATCTCATAACTCGCGGCCATATCCGTCCCGTCTGTCACCCGCACGCACCGAAACCCTGCAGCGCCCTGCTGCACGGCGGTCGCAATATTCGTCCCCATGTCATATTTTCGGACAATCACCGGCCCGAATGCGGTCGCGTAATCTGCCATGCTCCCAACGATCACGGGTTGATTGACAGGTCCCCAACTCGCGGTACCCACAACGCCAATCAAATTCGTCGGCACGCCATTCAGAATGAGATTCTGCGGCGGCACGATTTGCACATAAAGATCGGGTACCACCAATCCCGTGGTATTCAGGCTACCCTGCTGGAAAATCGGCATCTCAAACCTCCCGTCTATGTGGCAACGCCTGCGGCGGCGTATCGGCTGCAACAAGCGCAGGCGTCATGGGCACGCGCACGCGCACCACATCGCCTGCGTGATCGCCAGCCAAGACGGCCGCCAGGTCGGCAGCATCTTTTATTTCCTCTCCGGTCACATACCGGCCAAATGGGCGCACCACCACCAACAGGCTGTCCATGAATTCTCCATCACACCATGATCGTGGTGCCGTTAAATACAAGATCGCCAAACAGAACGGTCGGGCTTTGCAGTGAAATGGTGGTGGCATACTCCACCGTATAAATCAGGTCTCGGCGATAAATCGAAGACGCCTGATCCTCATCGATGGTTGCGGTTGCTTTGTATCGAAGCCGCCCGCCGCTGCCATCAGCTAGCGTCAGAAATGCGATCGTCACGAGCTGCGAGGTCAGCACACCGCACGCCACGTCACGTAACTGCGGATTGGGCGCCCACACTGAAATGCGAAAATCCTGCTCCTGTCTGCCCCATTCCTGCAACGCGGTCGCTGCGGCCGCCGTGCGCGCCACAATCGATTGGAAGTCCGAAAGCGTTACGTTGGCACCACTCAGTGAGCAGGCCGTATTTCGGGCGATCTGCTCCGCCAGAACCGCAGCCACGAGAGCTGCGGTGTCATTGGGCCGTGTTTGATAAACATAAGCGATCTGGCCAGCCAAAATGCCCGCAAGGTCGCCTGGCGCTGCCACACCGGCAAATACCGCCGAGTTGCCAACCACGGAAACCGTCAAACCCGCCCGGCCCAAAATATCGAACGTCTGAACACCCCAGCGCGTCGTGTCCCGTGTCGTGCCAGGTACCGGGAACACGCTAATGTCCAAAATGCCGTGCGCCCGATCGTCCAGCAGCAAGCTGCTCGCGGGCAGGCCGCGAAACGCCTTGACATTCATTTGCAAAACGCTCGCCCCATCGGGCCCGTTCGGGTAAATGATACCAAGTATTGCCTGCACCAGCGCCGTCTCGACGTCCGAAAGATCGGCCATGCGCCCGCCTCAATAACAATTATCGTCTTCACACCGGCTGCGCAAATACAGATCCCACTCCCGCTCCAGCTCCGGCTTATTACCGGCCCATTCGAGCATGCCCCAGCTATTCCGTTTCAAGTCCGTATCCGGATCGAAGCCGTGTCGCACAAACATATCCCACCGGTCCAAATACCCGCGCTTGCGCTTACTGCCATGAAACCGGTGCTCGATCAGTCCCGGCAAGGCCGCAATCCGGCCGTTCACGAACCGTGCCGCCCGCTCCTGCCATCGCGTCAAATGCTGCCGATACGAAGCGCTCGTCCCCGCGGGCCAGCTGCGCTCCACCTTGCCCACCAGCGCCAGCGCCATGTGATGGTCCGCACTGCCCATGCCGGCCAGTTCGAATAATCCACCTGTCCAATCCAGAAACTCGCGCCGGCTGGCCCAGAAATACCCACTATGCGGATAGTCGGCGTAGCCACCGTCAAATGCCCAGAACTTCGGGCCTTCAGCCACCAGCGGAGCGCCCGTTTGATATTGGCCGCAGAACGAACTATGCACCCCTATCAGTTCGTCCCGCGGCCCCAGGTCGAGCGCGCGGCTCCAAGTTTGTACCACTCGATAGTGCTGCAAATACTCAACCGTTTCGCGCGCCCAGCCAGACTTGCGATGCCAGATGTCAGCATCGCCCCAGGCGATATACTCGGCGTCCGGGATTCGCTTAATGCCCTCATTCAGCGCGCATTCCTTACCCCACGCCCAGCTATCCGCCCGCAACCCCACGTGGTTCACATGCGGCACATCGCAGGTAAAAGCGCGCTTGCCGTACTGCACCTCCACGACAGTCAACTGTGCACCAGAATCCCTTATATGTGCTACCCAGTCACGAAAATGCCGGTCGGGCGTCTCCCATCGCAGCGGATTGAACCGCGCAGTCACAACATGCAATTGTTCAGCGCGCATATGATGCTCCGAAAAAGGCCAAGGGCGCCGGCTGAAACTCGCACTCACGGTCCGCCCCTTGGACCCCGCTAGAGACGAGTCATTGTAAACTGGTTTATAAGTCTAGCCCGCGACTTCGCGCGCCGTCAGTCGCCAGCCGAGATCGCTTTGTTCCGCGGCGGCTACCACAAACACGCGGCCAATATCATCGGTCACCACATCCGCCACCTGCACGCCAAACGGCAACGCCGGCAGCAATACAGTCCAATTGCCAAATCGCGTCTCCGGCAGATTGCCGGAAATCCGCGCCGAGAGCGCCAGGATGCTCGCCGGCCATCCCGCCAGCACATCCTGCGCCGTCTCGGTCACCAAACCGCTGTATCCGCCCTGTTGCGTCACCATCGGCCGGGCAACCGTCACCGTCCGGTTCGTCAGAACGCATTGCACTGGCAACAACGGTAGTTGCGCAGCCACAAAATACGTTGCAGCGCCTACCAGGTAATCTCCAGGTTGTGTGTACGAAGCATCGAACACGCCCCACCACACCGGATCGCCATACGCCTTCACACGGTCGAACCGCCCATCCTGTGAATTGAACGCCGCGTAAAGTTTTATGATCCTGTTCCGCGTACTCAGCGGATTGCTCGAAGTCCTAGGCCGTAGCACAACATAGGGCGACCCAATCCGTCGTGCCGCACACCCCATGCCACGGCGAATTTTATCGGCGAGCGCGGTTCCATCCATTCAAACCACCCAGCTCAGGCCGGCATTGCCCAGCCCCTCGCCGGGCGGCACACCCAGAAATGCACACAATCGACGCCGCCAGCTATCCAGCAATCGCAGCCGATCGCTCACTTCGTTCCGGTTATGCGTCCATGAAGCCGCCCCATCGCTGTCCAGATTATCACTCGCCATCGGCACAACCTGTTCCAACTGGCCCAGCGTCGTCAGATAGTTCAATACCACCTGAGTTTCAGCGGGCGAGAGATTATTCAACCGGTATTCCAACGCGCCATAAGCGGTAAAAAACCGCCAGCCCTCTCCATCCGGCGTTGCGCCATACGCCGGGTATCCGCAAAACCGCCGAATATCGGTTTTTTGTGCGTCGGTGAACATGCGGCCCTCCGATGCTGAAAATGCCGCAACCGCGTGCC